CCGCGTTATATCCGTTAAGTAAAAGGAATACTGTTTACATGACGTCACTCGCAGAAGCAGAGTTCGTGTTTGTAACTGTTCGCGCACGTGTAACTGACGACATCGGGCCGATCTCGTTTACATGGCGTGGGATGGTGTTCCATGGCTATTGTTTAAAACTGGGCAAGGTCAGTTACCTGTATATGTCTACCAATGACACTATTACTGGTGCGCCGTATGTCAAAGCGGCTATTGCATCATACGCTGTGGTTAATCTTACACAATATTACTACAATGACCCGACGTCCTTGGCGAATGTAAAGTTGCACTTAGGAACAGGTAGTAAGCATGGGATGCCGACCGAAACACACATTAAACGAATTGTAGGATTACCAACCTCCAAAATAACTGGTGACCATCACACACACTACAGAGTAGGGGAAATAATAGCAGCATTTGGAGATGATAAGCATGACGAGGTGACAACAGCAATCGCAAAGATGACAAATGCAACGCAGGCATTTGCGGCTGGTACCTTAGCATGGTATTGGAGCCTGACGCCACTACTGCGCGATTGTGTGCGATATGCCGACATGTGGAATGCGAGCACGGTTGAGGAGTGGGCTAGTGCAGCAAAGCACGCATCGCGCTACTTCAAAGCAATGCAAAATTGCATCGAACACGACTTGCGCAGCTTGTTCGAGATAGATGTATTAGCTAACCGAGGTGTGGGCGTGGTGGACTGGGAAGGAGAACGTCAGCATCGTATCAATCCTGACGTTGTTGACGTATCGTGTGATGAAGTATATGATGAAGCATGTAAAGTGTTTTCAAGAGCCAAGGTAGAAGGGAGAGCACCCTCTAAGATGGACTGGGAAAAATACTGGAACAACCGCTGGCAGTATACACCTACGGGTTCGATTCACTCACAACACGAAATTGACTCAAAGTACATATTTAAAGAGCGTACGATCAAGAACAAGTTTATGTCACTGATCCGCATGCCAAATGAATTAAAATTAGAGTACTTTACGAATAGGTTCCCTGAAACACATGCTTGGTCATCAATAAAATGGGAGTGGGCTAAACTGCGCGCAATTTACGGTGTTGATCTAACAACGTTTGTCCTAACCAATTTCGGCATGCACATGTGTGAAGAAGTCTTACCGGGAGACTTTCCTGTAGGCTCTAAATCGAATGACGAGTATGTGGATGCGGCGGTAACGGGTGTACTACGCAATGAGAGCCCGTATGCTTTTGATTTTGCTGACTTCAACGCACAGCATTCCAAAGACGCGATGAAGGCAGTGATCAAGGCATATCGCGACGTTTTCGAAGGAGATATAACACCCGAGCAGGTTGCTGCAATAGACTGGGTTTACGCAGCACATGACTGCACGATAATACATGACAACATGGGACTGAAGACTGAATATGAGAGCAAAGGAACTTTGCTTAGTGGGCATCGATTGACAACGTTCATCAATTCAGTGCTGAACAAAGTATATAGTAAGAAACTACTTGAGGGGTCGAAGCGTCTGATAAAATCTGTTCACAACGGTGACGACATCCTTTTTGGTATCCGCAAGATATCAGATTGTTGCGCGATGCGACGCAACGCACTGAAATACAATATCAGAGCACAGCAGTCTAAGTGCGCGGCGTTCGGGATTGCTGAATTCTTACGCGTTGACCACACGAGACAGGGTAACGGTCAGTATCTGACCCGCGGGATAGCCACTTTAGTACACAGTAGGATTGAGTCGGGCGGAAGTAAGAACATATCTGATTCACTTGAAGCTAATGAATCCAGGCTACGCGAAGCGGTAGATCGCGGTCTTGACACGACAGCGGCAAAGGCACTGCGTTACCTCTACAATAAACGCGTGTCGGCAATCTTCGAGCATACGGTCGAGGATGCGTATACGATAGTGAGCACACACCGCGCTCTTGGCGGTCTGAGCTCAGGACCAAGGGCTATGAGTGAATACGTGATAGAGAACCTAGTAATAGAGATAGGAGAGATAGAAGAACTACGAGGGGTGTCTCTACCCGGCGTTAGCTCATTTGCGAATGCCGTAACAGGAAGGCTTAATCTACCTGACAAGAGAGAACAGATTAATAAAGCACTTATGCAGGCTACTCTTTCGATGGCCCTTCCCCGGCGTACCGGGAAGGTTATCAACAAGATCAGCGAACGCAGTGAGTCTTCAATCAAGATTGGGCTGTATAAGTGTTTCAAAGACCTGAGGTCAAAAGCGACTTTCGGGCAGGCCAAAATGGCAGGCGTTGTGCTTGCTATGGTCAGTGACGACGAACGGATCGAACTACTTCAAATGACATTGTCTAAAGTTGCAGATCCACTTAGTTGGTTGTCCTTGCTCGTCTAAGTAATTATTGTATCCAGGCGCGAAAACGGCACCACGACC